AGAGTTATGCTGATCCTGGGACTGTAAACGATCCAGTAAAGAAGGGCACTTGGTCTAGGTCTTTGTGGTTTGCACACTGCATTTATGCAAGAAGGTTTTGCTTTTGAGTCATACGAGGCTTATCGAATGTCTCAAGAGATTCAAGAAAGTATCTGGAATGAAGCACAGAAAGCTACCAAAGAAATGGCTATTGAACTTGGTGAACCAGAGTGGTGTAAAGGTTATGGTGTACGAAATACTCACTTGATTGCCATTGCTCCAACAAAGTCAACTGCACTATTGATGGGTGGTATTTCTGAGGGCATCAATCCTGACCCTGCAATGACGTTTAATCAGACAACAGCAGCAGGAGAGATTGACCGAGTAAACCCTGTTCTTCTTGAACTAATGAAAAAGAAAGGTGTTTACAACAGGCGTAACATTCAGCAAGTCGTAGAGAAACAAGGCTCGGTTCAGCACGTTGATTGGCTGACACAAGAAGAAAAGGAAGTTTTTAAGACTGCGTTTGAAATTAATCAGAAGGTTGTTGTAGAATTAGCTTCTGCTCGTAGTAGATTCATTGATCAGTGGCAGTCACTTAATCTGTTCTTTGCAGCAGATGAAGACCCTGCTTGGATCGCTGAAGTTCACGAACAAGCCTTCAAAGACCCAAACATCCTTGCTCTGTACTACGTGTACACACAGGCTGGTGTTCAGGCTAGTAAAGCAGAGTGTGAGGCTTGTCAGTAAATAAGAGAAGGGAGCGATCCCTTTCTTCCAAAGTTTAATAAGGAAAATATGAACATCGTAGTTTGGAGTAAAGATCGTTGCCGTTATTGTGAAGAAGCAAAATACTTGCTTAAATCAAAAGGTATGGTCTTTGAAGAACGTAACATTGAATCAGGTGATTGGACTCGCGAACAGTTCTCTGAATCCAATCCAACAGCAAAGACATTTCCTCAAGTGTGGATTGATAGCACCCTGATCGGAGGCTTCACAGAACTTCAAAAACACCTAACCCAATAAAACAAAACCCGCTAGGAACCAAGGATTGCTCCAAGGAAACCTAGCGGGTTTCTTTTCTTCTGTACCCATCGTAGGTACTTCTCAATAACTACCTACAGTTTGTCAAGGATTCAACAAAGCCTTAGCCTCAGCCTGCCTTCTTCTCACAAGACCTTTCATTACTTTACCATTAGCCTTTGTCCACTTAAGGCATTGCTCAGCAGCTTCTTCCCAATTACCTTCATTAACCTTCTTCCTGAAGGTACTGACCCTGTAGTTACCTAGTCCGCAGTTGTAGCACCAGCTAAGCACTGCAGCAACCCTCCTAGAAGGCTCCAGAACAATCTTAGGGCTTAGTTTAAGCAGTTCACCCATGAACATACTCAGCGCAGCTTGCTTAGCTCTGAGAGCCTTCTCGTGCGTCCATACGTCACCTTGCCTGACCTTGACCCCGAGTTCATCAAAAGTACTACCATAACCAATAGTCCAAGGTTCACCCTTCTTTACTGGATCGTTTACAGTCCCAGGATCAGCATAACTCTGGCAGTCACCGTTAGGTAGTTTCTTATGATAGGACTCAAATGGAATCAAGAACTCAGTAGTACAGATTTGCTTAACTTGCTTTAGCTTTTCCTGCAAGGTTTCCATACTACTTCCTGTACTGCTGAATACTTCTGCTTGTGTAATAAAACCCAAGAACCATTGACAGCAAAGCCATGTCTTCAGGATTCCATACAGACAGCAGATCAAACCAAGGTTGGCCTGAGATAACTCCAGCAATAATAAACGCCAGCTTAGAGCAGATGTAAAACAAGAATATCAACCAAGCAATCCCTGGTCTTACGCTAGCACTAAGGTTAGCTACCCATTGGCTTGCTCTTGATACAGCAGCTTCTTGTTCTTTATAAGCAGCAGCTAAAGCATCTAGCTGGGCTACTCCAAAGTCAACGTACTTTTCTTCTACCTTGAATTCACCACGTACTTTTTCAAGATCAGTCTGAAGCGTAAACATCTTTAGTTCATGCTGGCGTTCATCTTTTCTGTCAAAGAACTTAATGACTTCAGGTAATATACGAAGGAAGCCTCCCAGGAAGCCCCCTAATATCCCACTTCCTAGAAACTCAAACATACTAGACCTTTATTGGATTGAACCAGATACAGTCAAGGCTTAGCTTGTACAGCACTGAAGTAAGCATCTGAATAATACTCCACAAAGGCATCAGTAATCCTTTCCTGCGTTAGAGCAGATATGAGGTTGTTGTAGGGATTGCTCTTGCTTAAAACGTAAAGCATCCATTCTTTGTGAATGCTCTAGTTTTTCTCTTTCGTTCTGTTCGTGTTTTAAGTGCAGTTCATCTAGTCTGAATTTAATCTCAGTGCTAGTAAGTTTGTGACGGTAATACCAATTTACTAAGAAACCAGCGATACCTATCACAATACCTACCATTACTGCGAACTCAGAACTAAAGAACCATCCGCTTAAAACCATACCGGAACCAGTGTATGTAGCTTTGCTACCTGCTGCAGCTAGGGCTGTATCTATTGTTGATTGTGTTTGCATTGGTATTCCATTAATTTATTACCTGATAATGATCATATTAGATTTATGACGCTGCGTCCGACTTGCTGATAGAAGTGCTTGCGCTCGATCTGCTCCAGGTGGCAGCGTTCGTGGCGTAGCAGGCGCTGGTTGCTCTCGTGTCTGGGTATGACTTAGCTGGTGCGCCAGAAGATGGCCCATCCGTAGAATCCTAACAGGCGCATCGAGGGCGGCGATCAGGCAGGTAGGCGGTGCGGATTGTCATCAGAAATATGTCAGTGTTTTGCTTGGATTAAGCACTAATGCAACAGATCCGTTTGTGACCTGAATGCGGTATTCGTTTCCAGTAACCGTATCGACAAGCACCGGGCCCACACCAGCCCTCCAGAAAATATCACCACCCATCCTATCGCCGCCGCGAGACAGAAAAGATTTCGGCATTACACCGTTTGCAAACACTTGTCGAATTCGCACCACGCGGTTATCACTGGCGCTGAAGATAAAACGGATTCCTTGTACGTTGTCGTAAACGTCGGTTCCACCCACGGAGTCGAAACGTGCAAATATTTCGTTTGCTGAGTTGTTACTAAAGTCGGCTTTAACGACCCAAACATTATTAATCTTTAGCTCAACGCGAATTGTCGCTGGGATGTAGCCTGGCTCAAAATAAACACCCGCCATGCTCATCTTGTTGATTAGCGATGTGGTGCTGACAAACTCTAGTTTGTAGGAAGAAATGCCTGTTCCCGCGACGTAGGTCAACTGCGTGTAGCTGCCATTTTCAGACTGTGAGGAGGTAACCGTTCCAGCAGTCAGCGAGACACTTGCCGTACCAGTGGTTGAAGCAGTCCCAGTTAACGTGCCTGCGACGGGGCTGAATTGTGCAAGGCAGTTGTCTTGTGAGCCCAAGAACCCCCCTCCGTGCGGCTGGAGCCAAATATTCGAGATGCTTGGCGTGATGCATGACTCGTGTCGATTTCTTACACCAATGTCTTGAATTCCCCAAGTAGCAGCACTGGACACGACATAGTTATCGCTCGAACCTGACCCAAATATTACTTTTGGATACGGTGCGGCAACATCATCCCAATCAAAGATAAAACCTTCGAACCGGTTGTAAAGACATGAATTCAAAAGCTCAATGCCACCAGTATATCCAGACCCCTCAACAAAGCCGCATTGGATTATGTATCGCTGGATAAAGTTGGATGAAACCTCAGATCCAGCTTGACCATCAAGAACGATAGAACGCTTGCATCCTACCAATGTTGCTTTGTCAATGACGTTTGCTGTTACCCAGCTGTCCGTCAGGCTAGTTTCTGAAGCTTTTAGATGCAGACCGATTTGGCAGTTAGTTACTGCGATGCGACCGAACTTGGCGTAATGCACCCAAGACTTATTATTTGCACCAGCAATGGTTGCGTCAAAAATCATACCATTCACTGTGCTGGTATGATTTTTACCTTTGATGACTAGTGCATCGCCATGGGGTGCGCTGTTATGGTCACATTGCTCTGCACCAGACAACAGGACGCCATTGGTGCAGGTTACACCGCTGACATCCACCGTAAGCTCCCCAATGATGTTCGAGTTTGCGCCAAGCTCAACAGCCGTCGTGACGTTACCAATGAATTTAAGCGTTGCCCCACGCGAGATAACCGAGTTCGTGAATTTTATCTTAGAGGAAACCGCATAGGTCAGGCCCAAAAGATCAACTGGCTTGCCTGTTGCTTTGCCATCCTTATCTGTGGCCCATTTGTAACTTCTTAACTCTTTAATCAAGTTAGTACTATCTTGAGTTACATTAATTTTGTAACGCCTTAAAATGTCAATACTAATGTTAATTGAGTCAGGACCTTTTAATGCAGGATGAATGTTAAATCCTTGCCTTCTTATTTCTTCGATTGATTTAGGCTCTGCGCTATCTGCTATTATTTCATCCCGATTTAATGGTACAGTTTTTAGAAAGTTGCCTATGTCTGTGTTTGTCATGTTGGTTCGATATAGCACCTCACGTAACCATAACTCGCCATTTTGTTGTCGTACTTCAATTAACGTTGTTGGGTCAACGCTAAAACCAAAGTCCATTCCGTAACCAATCAACTTCGAATCTGTTGGAATTTCTTTGCATGTAGCCCAATTGCTGAAAACTAAATCTTTTAACTGACCACGCTCGCCCAAACCAAACAACTTCCAATATTCAGGGTCAGCATCTT